CCTTGTGTAACTAAAGATGATTTAAGTAATGTAAAACTAACTAGTATACCTTGTTGCATACAGTCTAATTGAAACTTTAATACAGCTTGAGTGTAATGCATAGACACTTCACTGTGACAAGGGGTACAAACCATTATCTTTGCTTTTGGTTTATCTATAATATTACCTAAATTAATAGTTTTAACATTTGAATCTACCTGTTCTATTTTTTCTGTTTGATAAGTATCTGCGTTAGCGTTTGTTTTCTTTTTTTCAGAAAACCATATTGGTTCATTATTTTGCATCTATTGCTCCTCTTAAAAATCTTGTCCATGCTTGTCCTTTTACTTCCCAATCATAAAATCTATTTACATAATTTTGTTGCATCTTTAAATGATCCTGGATGCCTGAATCATGAAGCATACTTGCAGCAGCTTCTATTGCCGCAGCAAACTTTCTAGCTAAACTTTTATAATTATTAGAGTAAGGTACATACATTGGAAACTCTGCACCTGTTTCATATATAGCACCATAATTAGTTGTAATACAATATAGACCAGCTGACAT